TTTTTCTTCGAAATTTGTATTAAGCTTATCTAACTCTTCCATTAATTGTGTTTTTTCTTCTTCTGTTATTCCTAATGCATCTTCGCTAGAACTATTATTAAGTGCACGCTGTACTATAGTAGCCATTTTAATTAATTGTTCATCGTTACGAACGCCAATATCCATATATTCTTTAATAAGTGGAACGATTAAAGTCGCATCACCTATATCATTGATTAATGGTTTAAGCTCAGATATTAAACCTGATATTTGTTTTTCTTTTTTCTTTTGATTGTTGTATATTTCTTCTAAAATATTAGAGAATTTTTTCTTCCCAAATACAACACTATCTAATGATCCCATAATATAATTTTGTTATAAATATGAATATAAATAGAATTTAAAATCGGGCGTAACCATTTTCTAAGAAAAAGATATATTGTTGTTTAAATATATCATAAAGTTTATCAGCAATTTTAGTAATTTTAGGAGTCTTAACATCTACCATTTCACGAATATAGATATAAAGTGCTTTTTTATTGAATACTTCTAATGTTTCTCTTTTACGAAATAATTCTAAAATAGCATCGGCTATTTGTGCATCATTTTTCTTTGGAAATAATTCATATATATTTTCTGAAACATGGTCCACAAATATATCAACATATCTATCTAAATCACTTTTAACTTTTTCATCTCCTTGGGAATAGGTGTGAGTAGAATTTTCTCCTGTAAGTATATCAACATCAACTTTTTTTATTTTTTTATTATAATTTTTAGTATTATATAATATTAACCAACGTTTAACTATAGTACCAAAATAGGAATATGCTTTAGCACCTCTACCTGGGTCAAATAGATGTATTTTAGATAATAAAAAGGTAATTATTTCATGTTGGAGATGTTCTAAATTTTCAACATCAGTATGATAAAATTTAAAAGTATGAATAATATTTTGTGTAAGCTTAAAAAACGCGAAATGTATTTCACGTTCATATATTTTAGATCTGATTTCAGGATCCTTAGTATTATTATATAACACTATAGCATCTTCAGTATCTTGAGTAAAGTAGTTTTTACTTTTTTTCCTTCTTTTTCGTGGAGCCATAAATTATTAGTCAATTTTAAATTGAGATAAACCTTTTTGTAAAACCTTTATTTCATTAAAAAACCAACCTATTTCATCATCACTTTTAAATGCTCCCTTTTCATCAATTTCATCTAAACGTTTTTGGGATTCATCTAAGTGTGATGATAATTTATTTAAAAAATCGGATTGAGAAACAATAATATCTTCTGCTTGTTCATTTTTTCTCAAAAGGTTAAAAGTCGTATATCCTAAGATAACGACTAAAAAACCTAAAATTCCTATTATTATTTCTGGTATCATAAACTATCTAACATATTCTTTAATCCAGGGCTTGAAATTGTATTAAGTGCCTTGGATTTTGATGATTTTATGTTTCCATTCAATGTATAATTTTTCTTTTTGGGCTCCACGCTATTTTTCCCATTTAATTTAGGTAACCATTCCCTTTCAAATTCTATGCGAGCAGCCATTAAATCCGCTTGGTGAAGTATAAAAGGTAATGAGGTACGTGGTTTTTGTTCTGGCATAAAGGCAAATAAATATTTTTTATTTCCTTCATCATATAACCCATCATGTGTTTGTATGGCTAACATTTCATTAAATGAATAAGTTACACCATGAGATTGTAATAAAAATAATCCTCTATCTGGAACAGATGCAAATGGAACTTTTTTATTAAACATATAATCTTCTCCTAATTTATCTCTTCTCCATTGGTCAGTCTGGGGTATGTATGATTCATTTTCATCATCACCCATTTTACCTAAATCATGATTAATAGCCGAAAATACCAATTCTTCCTGAGTAAATGTAGTCATATCACAACCAAATCCTTCCCATATAGCAGATAATGATAAAGCAGCTTTAACTACTCTATTTACGTGTTCTACATAACCACCTGGAAATGCATTATGGTATTCTTTTTTATGAGCCGCAGGCATTAATATAATACGGTCCTCGTATTTATTATAAAATTCTAGTAATCTATCTTTCCTATCACCAGTAATATGCTGTTCAATGTTTGATAAAAATTCTATCCAATTTTGTTGGAGTTGTTCTGCTGTTAATTTCATAACCTTTATTTATTTATATTTTATTCATTTCGTCTGGAGACATTGGTTCTCTTTCTACCATATCTCTTAAATCCTCAATTATACCCTGAGCTTTTCCAATATTAATTTTATATTGCTCAATTGGTGATTGACGATTTACAATTTGCTGGAGAGTGATTAGGATTGTATCTAATCTATCTAATTTTTTGTGTGCTAATTTTCTATTTCTCATGACTTATTTATATTTAAAACAGGGTATCCCTTAACCCTAATTATTATGCCTTTATTTCCACCCCTATTATCCCATTTTTCCAAAACCCTGTGATACTAAGGTACGTGAAAGGGATAGTATAGCCTAGTTATTATTTTCTTTCTCTTATGATTTGTTGTATTTTGAAAATATGTGCGCATTTCCTGTACTCTTCACTATCTTGGAAATATAAGAGTGCACTTTCCAAAGTTTTATTTAATATTTTAGGATTAAAATCCAATATAGCACGTTGGTGGTTTTTATCTTCTATATTAACTTGCTTAAGATAATTCCAGGCTCTATTAAATACCACAAATGAAGATGCCTCACGTGTTGATTCTGAATTATAGGATGGTTGTTCCTTTTGAAGAAATTTTTCCAATTTATGATGGAAAACAAAATGGTTAACTATTAATTTAGTAAACATACCCAATTTATGGTATGGACTAGCATTAAAAGTAGCTAAATCCCTATTATCTTTTTCAATAATAGCTTCATCATTAAATAAATCAAAAATTTTATCTTTATTCACTCCCCATTAATTTTAAGTGATTAAATGCCTTTTCAGCAGCATCGGCATAATTGATATCTTCATCTTCACTAATAGATGATGTTAATCTTTGCCATTCCCCAAAAAACCCATTCCTATGAGCTTTATAACCATATTCTTCTACTAATTTAGCATTAAATTCTTTCATCAGTTATACATATGTAAATGATTTATTTTAATTCTGCTAATTCCTCTTCTATTTGTTTTTGTATTGCTTTAAGAACATTATATTCATTAACAATATCTTTCTTATCAGGATTTTCAGGATGATAATTCCACAATTCATCCATTACTGTACCTGTAGCCATTAAATCTTGAATTAGATCTGATTTTTTGTTGTTTTGAACTTGTTCCTCTGTTAATTTTAATTCTTTCATGTTATTTAAATTTATTTCCAATTAAGTTAATTACTTCTTTTGCTTCTTCCAAATTAATTTGAAAAAATTCTTTATTATTATTTACTCTTTGTGATTTTAATTTATGATGTACTTCCCTTTCAACAGTCTCACCATTAAAACATTGATAAGCCCATTCTACTTTATAAGGTAAGGCAACACCTGTTGCAGATGATATTTGCTTAGCCCTCTCTTCTGGTTGTTTTTTAGTATATCCTATTTTTAATAAACCAGGAGATGAAGGATTAGATAAAACATATACCCATTGATCTCCATTTCCTTTATCCGCATATAACCCATATTTTTTATCCGTATAATACGTTACATCTTCCCATCCCTCACCTCTTTCACTGGGTGTTAATGTGAAATATTTAGCGTGTTCTAAATCCGTGTTCCCATAGTTTTCTTTTAATGGGATAAATTGTTTAGATTCCTGAATTGTTAGTTTTTTCATTCGAATATTATATTAAATTCTTTTTCAATTTCAATTTCACCACTAAATATAGTTTTAACAAATACTTTAGCTGTATCTCCTACCATTTGGTTATCAAAAAATATTTGTTGTTTAGGGTGTGTATTATATTTACTATAAGTACCTATTAGTGTTTCAAAATAAGGACAATCTAAACAAACATCAGGATTAAGTGAATACCCTGCTATATTTAAAGGTGGAAAATTGTCAGCCATATCTTCAATAGTATACGTTAAATTACCTACGGGTATTGGGTTTGTATAATCTCCACTAGTAAAATAACCTAATGCGCTATATAATGGTACTGTAAATGTAATTCCGTCAATCCAAACCCAATAATCAGAATCAAATATAGTTTCTATTAATGGAACACCATTAACCATATAATCTGGGTGTAATTCACTAGTAATACCCTTTATAGTAAAATATTGAATATCATTATGTTCTATATGCCAATACCCATTCTGATCCTGATATACCCCAGGTGATACAAGTGGGTCTATTTCAAAAAATGTTTCACAATCACCCCCTAAACAAGGGTAAGGTGTAATAAGCTCCTCTGGGCTACATGCCCAAAGGAAACTTATTAAGGTTATGTAAATTAATTTTTTCATTATGCTACTAATTCTAATGCTTTACTAAACATTTTTTTATTCACATCTTGATCTTGCTTAAAGTTTTTAATAACTCTAGCTTGACGTAATTTCCCTGATGGTGTTTTGTATTCAAAATTACCTTCAATAATATTTTCCTGAACTCTATTAAATACTTCCCAAAGCATATTACCTTCATCTTTCTTACGTTGAGATTCTAAAACATCCTCAATTGCTTGATTATCAAAAGTATTTTTTGTACCTTCTACTCTAATATCAAGAAATGATTTAGCAAGATTAAACATTTGCTCTTCTTCCAATTCAACACTTTTCATTTTATTCATTGCTTCTACTGTTAAAGGTAATTTCTCAACCATACCTCTAATTAATAATTGCAAATCTTCAAACGTATAACCCATATGACGCATTTTTAAATCTTCGAATTCATCTGTAGCTATAACTAAACCA